ATAAAACCGCTCAAAATTTTAAAGAAAGTTAACGGTAAGTTGGTGCTTGAAGATGAGAATGAGTATACTATTGAGAAGAATGAGATGGTCAAAGAATTTTTTGAAAATGTCTGAAAAACAAACACTTTCGTTTTTGAACGAAAGTGTTTTTAGTTTAAATTATGCCTTTGAATTCGAAATTATCATCGCTCAAAAGTTCCGATATCCCACTTTTGTAGCCTCTCCAAAGACTTAATGCTAAATTTTTTGTATAAGGATTGCTCACATACTGGTTAGCTGGATTCAAATCATCTTTTACAGATACGCATATAACATATTTGTAGAAACTTAAGGCTGCAGCTGCTGAATTGAGTTTTTTGATTTCATCTTCGTCAAATTCTCTCTCTTTTAGTCTGGATTCTATCTCAGATATTGAGTCTTCACATATGGAAGTCCAAGAATCAGCTTCAGTGCTTGAGAGGCCAGCTAAAGTTGCAAATTTTTCTTTTACTTCAGATATATTCAAATTGCACCTCAGTTAGTTATTGATATTATCTTTGTTGCTCCGGTGAATATTTTTGAAAATCCTGCAGTAACACTAAGAGTAGTTTTGTCGAGTTGTCTGTCTATTACTTTATCGTAATCAACAACAACGTCTCCTGATTGAATCATTTGCAATGCGCAATCTTTGTCTAATCCAATTACTGTTTTTGCATCAGGAATGTTACTACATATTAATCTTGCTCCCATAGGACTAATATCTCTACCGGTTCCTTGAAAATCTAATCCTGCATTTGCGTCTCTCATTTCATCTAATGCCATAATTCTTCTTGCTATGTCGTAAGTTGTTATCATAACGTTCATGTTATGAGGTTTCAAAGATGACCATAAAGTTAAAAGTGCGTCGTACGATACGGTGGGAACTGTTTGTGGAGTGCATCCATCTTTCAGAACCCTTATTGCATCTGCTAGATGCTCATTTATTATATCTAATCCAACTTTTTTAAGAATTACTGTTAAAACATCGAGATTCTGAAATCTTAAAGCTTCGTATGATGATGATAGAACTCGACCATGTTTTTTCAAAGTTATAAGATCAGAATTTGTTCTTATGGTTACTTCTGGCAAAAGATTTCCTTCAGGCACTTCATTGCCACTGTAAGTAGCTGTTTCTAAGTTAGATTTTACAGTTCTGTAATCTATAGTATCAATAATACTTTTTGCTGCAGTTATTACAGGAAGATTGTTTTGAGTGTATATTCCTTTTTTCACTGCACGAGATATAAATTCAGGGAATAAAACTGCAGATTGAGAATTCATGAAAAATTTTTCTACTGTATCACAATGTGGGCCACTTACTTTTATGCCGAATCTTTTTAACTGTCTTTGGTAAGCATCTAATCCTTCTAAATCTGTTCCTTTATAGTTACCTGACGGATCAAGTTCTTCCAAAACCTTAGTAAAACTTTTGTTGCAAATGCTGTACATTCCTTTTTCTAGTTTAATGTTATCGTAATTCATATTTCCTCCTACTAAATTTTAAATTCTGAAATTTTTTTTTGACTTATTTGGTCATTTTCGTTTACGAATTGAGAATAAAAAGGTAAGTTTTTGCTTTTTATGACTTTTCTAAAATTTTTTAATTCATCAAAATCAAGAGAATCAGTCATTTTTTTTATTACTTTTCGTTCAATTTGAGGTTCTGCAAAAGATAAAAATTTGAAAACTTCATCTTTCATTTCATCGATATAATTTTGACCTATTTTTACTTTATCTTCCAAGTTTTTTATTAATTTTTCAAAATTTTTGTTTTCTTTTTTGCTTGATTCTAGTTTAATTTTGTCTATTATTTCTAATTCATTTTGAAGTTTGCCATTCGAAGATTCTTTAATTACTCCTGCTGAAACTTGAGTAGGAACAGCAACAAACGACCATTCATAAGCATCTATCGGATCTTCAAGAATTGAATGACACAATACTTTTTTATTTCCGACAGAATAGATTTTTCCTTTTTTGTGCTCGCAAAGATTTATATTGTCACCACATATACAGCATAAATTTTTTCCCATAAGGCATCTGATACTTACTTCTTTTTTTATTCCGGAATCTATCTGCATAATGAAATCTTCGGTGTTTTTAGTTCTTGGGATATAAGCTTTTGCTACTAATCTGCAATAATTTTCTCCAACAGAATTTTTAGTTTTCAAATTTTCTATCTTGCATGAAAAAATTCTTGCCAATTGTTTTTCAGCTTTTGCATCGTGGTCTAGAATTCCTGTTTTTCCAACAAAGAGATTAGATAATTTTTCCAAAGATTTAACTGTGAATTTTTCGTATTCTCTATCTACTTCATTGTCACATAGAATCATGGAAAACACATATACTTCGCTTTTTTTAAGAACTCTCTTGGTAAATTTGTTTATTTGTTTTATATCTTCGTCAGATATATTTTCGTCATCTGAAATAACAAATCCATCTTTCATAATTGTTCCTCCTTTGCTTTTCTATTTTTTATTTCAATTTCTTCAGCTTTTGCTTTTAAAAGTCTCGTGTTTGCTTCTCTAAGTTCATCCTGAAGATTTATACAACTCCACTTGATATTAAAATCTGAATCTATTCCATTAAGTTGCATCCATGTGTTGCAAATTTTGTTTATAACAGGATTCAAAAGTCTCCTATAAGATTCCAATTCACTGTTTAAAATTTCGAGCTGTTGAACAGACATAGATTCAGTTGTGCTCCAAGATAGTCCTAGCAAAAACGGAGGAATAGATAATTTGCTTACTATTTGTTCCAAAATTTGTCTTACTGGAATTTTACTATCCAGAATTTGATTATCTGATCCTATTACTTTGATGCTGACATCTCCTACAGTTATAAAGTCAGTAGGAATTTCATTTTTCATTGCTTTGCTCCACTCTGAAGCTATTAATTCCATTCTTTCTTTTGTATACGTTTGTTCAGACGAATCAGATGGGGGCTTATAAGTGATTGCGAATCGTGCGTTTCCAATTCTTTCCCAATTGCTTCCTATACTTGAAAATATTTTTAATAAAATCCCACTAACAAAAGGCAATCCTTTGATAATTGAATTTCCGTAAACACTATCTGGATCTGGATTCAAAACTGACACTACGATTAATTCTGGATGCTTAATTTTGCGAGATTTTTCTCTTGTTTTTTTGTATATATCAAGATTCAAAAATTTGTTATTTTGCTCGAGTATTACATTATTCAGTGGAACGTTATACAATGCAAAAATATCGTCAAGTTTGCTGTTTAATATTATCTCTCCTATAGATGTCCCGTAAGTTAGCATCTGATTAAGATGAGTGAATATAAAACTGTCTATTCCGGTCGAACATGAATTTACTTTCAGATTTTTTAGAAATTTATTGATTTTCAAAGAGACTAATTCATCATCGCATTCTATTTCAAAAGTTCCAATAAGTCTTACTAATTTTGAAAGAGCAGCATCAATGATTGGAATTGATTCTCTTAATGTCGAATATAGATGAAACTGAAAATTCGATAATGGATTGTAACTTTCTAACTCTCGAAACGGATGAGTTTTTTTGCACGAAATTGCTGTTTGAACTGCAACTTCAGGTTCCTGTTTCTTTTTAAAAAATCCCAATTTTTCCCTCCTTTTTTAAATTTTCCAATGATGATACTGGTAAATTGTTGCAAAAAAATTTATTATCTTTCTAGTGAAAATGCCCATAAGTTGTTGCAAGAAAATTTATTTGTGCTAACGAAATATCTGATATCATCCATTGCGTGATCGTTTTCTTTCAAAGGAACATCATAATTTTTACTTTCGTCCCATTTATAAAGAGAAAATTCTCTCATAGAATCTTTGCAAGTTTTGCATATCTTTATTTTTTCAGTTTTAAGTGATTCGCTAACTAGTCGTATTCCTTCGGAAACGTTGTTTTTTGCGGGAACAACGTTAAATTCACGTTTTTTGCTGATTAGAGATATAAAACTTGACGCTGAAGGGTCAACGATAAAAGATTTAATTTTCCTTTTGCCTATCATTTTCCTTATAGATTCATAATGTTCTTCATCGGTTTTTGTTTTTCCCTCAATTTTAGAGTCATAATAATATTCTTCTATTCTGTACCATGAATCTTGGTATTTTCCCCATAATCCGCAAGATGTTGGATTGATTATTCCGTAATCGCATGAAACTACATATTCAGAGAATGAAACATCAGGAACTTTGCAAAAGCATTCTGCATCATTCATAAATGGATAAATTAATCCCATTTGAGATGACCATTTCCCTTCTATAAATCGTTCATAAAAAGTTCCAGAATATAATCTTTTGTATCTTGCTATGACTTTTTCTGAAAGAGACGGATTGTCAGACATTAAAAAATTTACCAATAATGAATTTTTCTCCTCTTTTCTTAGAATCCATTCTCTGTAAAACCAATTTGAGGGAGATTCTGGATTGCAGTTAAACCAAAATTTTGCATTTTCATCTGAACATCTAGCCAAAGCTTGTTCCACAAATGTTTTTGGCATTAAAACTACTTCATCGAATAGGACTCCTGATAAAGTTAATCCTTGAATTAATGAGGCAGAAGACTCATCTTTTCCTCCAAAAATATAAAAAGTGTTTTTTCTACCTTTATAAAATATATTGACTAAATTTTCAGATATTTTAAACTCGTAATTGAATCCTATATTTTTCAAAAATGGCAAAATGGGAGCTAAAAAATTTCTCTTTATCGATTTAATCGTCTTACCACATATAGCAAAAAAATTATTATTAAAGTTGTAAAAACTCCACATTATGAATGAAATTCCAAGACAAACAGTTTTTCCACTTCTTATTGAGCCATCGCATATTATTGAATCGTGATTTTTCTTTGATTTATCTACCCACCAAGTTAGAACCATAAATTGCTTTGGAGACAAAGACTCAATTTTCATTTGCTAATTTTTTCATTCCGTTTTCAAGAGCAGAATAGAACGGCAGAACTTGACTATTTGATTTCGCAGATTCTATTTGCTCAAGTTTTTCCAAAGCTTTCATTCTATCGAAAAACTTAATTTCTATGGTTCCATCTTTGAGGCGTTTAATTTCTGAAATATTAAAAAGATTCATGTTTTCTATTTGGCAATCTTCTATATCTTTCATGAACATCAATTTAACACAATCAAATATTCTTCCGAATGCCAAACGTTCGTATCCGATTTCAGATTTAGCAAGAGAATTTTTGAATTTTTTCTCACAAACTTTGTTAATTTCTTCTCTTACAGATTCATCAAGCATCAACTTTGGGATTTTTTCTCCTTCGTTTTGCATTTTTGAAATTTTAAATGCTTCGTACGGATTTCCAGTTTCTACTAAATGATAACAGAAATTTTTTTCTTTTCTGTTAAGACTTCTTTTCA